TTTTTTCAAATTTTTTTTCCCAAAATGGGAAACCCTTTGTGTGTATGGGGATAGAGACCTATCCATACCAAGACCCCCCATAACAAATTGAGAGTTGGGGCTACCCCCCAGCAATCGAATAGGTCTAACCATAATCTAAAACTAAAGATGCAAAAAGAAATTAAAGCAGTAGGTATGCTTCACATTCCAGGAAAGAATGACAAGCAATGGAAGAAATACTTGAAAGAAAAGAAAAAAGAACAACAAGTAAGAAATAATCTATGGTATCATCTACCGTAGGTTGTTCTTCTAAAACCTTTTAAACAATCTAATAACTTAATAAGAAACACAATGGAAAAATTTACAAGAATCATTAGCATTGATGGAAACTATGCTTACAACACAATTGGTGAAACATTCTACGTAACAAATGATTTGTTACCAATGTCTACACCTTGTGTAATTGGTTACAATCCTGAATGGACATCATCTATCAATAGAATTATGGTTGATTCAGAAGGAGAAGAACTATACTACACAGTTAATGTGAGACATGCTGAAAGAGCATTTGGTTCAACAGAACAGTTGGCTCAATACAGAAAACAAAAGTGGAACGAAGACTTCACATTACAAATAGTACCAATCGAAAGACTATTTGGTAAGACAGACTTCAGTGAATTAGTGGCCTTTTAGGCCATTAGTTCTCTGTATGTATATGTGTATGTGTATATCATCCAGCCAAAACCTATTCTCTTTGTCTATCATCCATCCCAAAACCTTTTCAACATATGGAGTATATTCTCAAATATAAATATTAATTTTAAAACAGAAACAAAATGAAAAATTACGTAATCAACAATGGTGCTTTTACAGCAAATGGTAACTTCAGTGGATACACAGCTCTTGGTGTTAGAGTTCACTTACACAAAAGACAAATGTCAGCTCTTGGTTGGGAATCAACTACAGACGTTACATTTCCATTCTTCTGCATTGCAGAGACTAAACAAATTGGTTCACTAGACGCTAGTGGTAATGCTGTTGTGGATAAAGACGGTGTTGAAATCAAATCAGACAGACTTACTGCATTGAGTGCGTTCAAAACAAAGAACGAAATCACACAGGCTCACGCTGATAGCTCATTGCTTGATGTTGAAATTCAACAAGCTATTGAGACACAAGCTAAAGCTTCAGGCTTAAGTGACAGTGCTATTGCAACTCTTGCAAACGCATCATTCTAATAATGGTTAATAGAGAGGCTATTCTAACGAATAGCTTCTCTTATTATTACAATCACACTATATATAAGGGTGGGATCGATAAGTTCTTTGGGTGGGCTAAACAAACAGCACACATATATAGAAAAAAGTTTATTTCTCCCTCGTAAAAACTTTTATGTGAAGGTAAAAGAATAGCAGTGGAGACATAGAGCATATAATGAGCATAAAAACAAACAACAAACAATCACATCATAACTAAATATATATAGCATTATGAAGACAATAGCAGAACAAGTGGTAGAATCAATGAACAATCAAGCAATAGATGTTCTATATAATAGATTAGAACTTATAGAAGAGAGTTATTCTTCTTGTTCTATGTTATATGATGAATATTCTTTTCTTAAACATAATATCCTTATAGATATTCAATCTATTATGGATTTATATTTATGTCCAATTGATTTATACATATAATTATGGGCTCTTCTACGGGCCCTTTTAAACTTCCTTAATAACAAAAAATATGGATACAGTATACATAGTATTTTGCACTACAATAAATGATATGGAACCTACACACTATGGATCACATAAAGATGAATCTATACAAGGTATATATTTATCTAATGAATCAGCTCTTGCTAGAGTAAATGATTTATATGAATCTTATGCTGAGTTCTCCCTATCTCATCCAGAGTATGATTACATTACACAAGAGTGTAGAATAGAAAAACATCAATTAAATCCTTAATAACAAACAAACATGAAAGATTATAGAAACTATTTAGTAGGAGCATTATACATTATAGCACTAACTGCTGTATTGATGAATGCTAGTTGTGCATCAAAATGTAAACAACAAAAGAGATATTGGTCAACACATAGAGCTGTATAGATTATGGAAACATTTATTAGTACAAAAGCATATGATGATGATTTTAAGTCTCATATTAGAACAATTGGTTGGGGATGTGGATACGTTCATATTCCCAAAGACCATCCAATATTGGTTGAGTTAGAAGAAGGTTGGGGAAATTATTTATCTCCTAAACATTGTCCTGAAGAGATAACATTGTCTCAATGGGATAAAGATGGAGACTATCTGATTATAGGCTTTGATACAGCTCATAGTTGGAACAATGATTCACATGATGAAGCATATGTTACATCACAAGCTAATACTATCAAATCATTAATTGATTCATATATGGATTATGATGCAGACATTTATGCTAGAGAACAAATAAGGTTAGTAACAGAGAAATATTCTAAATACTTAATACAATGAGAACAGAACAAATGGAACAAAGGTTACAAGATATCAAGAATGAAGTTTATTCATTAGATAGTCTTAGAGAATGTAACGATGATGTGAACATACATATCATTGAAGAACAAATTGATTCATTATTAACCGAGAGACAGCTATTGACAGATTTGTTAGAGAGTTGTTTCGATGATCTTATAGGATTATGATAATATACATTATAATATCATATCTAGTTATGCTAGGTGTGATGATAGAGAGTTACGAGAAATTAGATGATATGAAAGGTTATGCAATAGCATCATACATCTTTAGTCCAATTGTATTACCAATTCTTATTGGTATGATGCTAGGAAAGAAATAATGGTAGTAGAGTTTATAGCAAAGGTAGTCATAAGCATAGTCTTGTGGCTACTAGTTGCTAGAGTGTTCCTATACTTTGGCAAACAGATATTTAAAGACTAATCAAATCAAACACAATGACAAAACAAAAATTCAACATTGAAGAAGCATTCCAACAAGTTCAAGAACTAGTAGATGCTCAAGAGAAAGCATTGAGAACAGCTGACACTCTATTACATCTAAAAGATTGTATCATAGAGATATTAGAAGACCAAAAGAAAATTAATGAAAGACGTATCAAGGTTCTTAATATATGTCTGTATTCATTAGTAGCATTGTATTCAATAATATTTATTGCATCATATTTTGCGAAGTAGAATATCTAGAGGTACATTGGTAGCATCAACAGACAGATTTAGAGCAATCAAAGCTAGAAGGTTGATCGTTGAAGTGATATATAATTTCAGACATGGGATTATAAGAGAGAAGACAATAGAAACAAGACAAACAATTAATCAATAATTCCTTAATAACATGAGTACAACAACAAGAACAGGTGGTATATTCACCTTTGATCACGATTACAAGAAGCTTAGTAAAGCTATTGGTGTAGAAGAAGGCTATTTAGATGATCTTGGTACGCAAGTAGCAGATCTATTAAAAGGTATCATCTTTGATGATGATCATAAAGAGCTTAGAGATAGTGGAGCACAAAGTAAATTAGTAGAGATGTGTGCTAATGAGTTTAGCTATTCTCAATTAGTAGTTTTAGCATCCTTCTATCTACAAGATAAGATAGAAGGATTTGCAAAGCATTTAGACAAGAGAGTGGAAAAGATGAAAGCATCAGTTAAATCTATAGCATTAGATGCTGATGATCTTCCAGATGATATCAAAGAGATGCTTGAAAATCTTTCAAAAGAAAATGAAGGTGGTGCTGCCATAGATGGTAACACTATTCCTCCAGCACTTAAAGACTTTCTTACAAAAATGGCTGAAGAGCAAAGAAGACAAGAAGGTGATGGAGATGATGACTAAATTAACAAGAGAGCTGTAATGGCTCTCTTTTATATCAAAGCTATGAGTAAATATAGAATAAAGACAGAAGAAGAGTTTAAAGCTACAGGTTATTGGAATGATGAATATGATACACCATACAAATGGTGTGAATCAGGATCAATGAATGGATATATGGGAGAAGATGTTCTTGATAAATTTATCAAAAACATTGAATCAAATTCAGACTTTCATCATCAAGGTTGGATATTCGAAGCACATGATTGTGTACTTAAAGAAGTAGAAGAAATAATATCAATAGAACAAGTTTTAGAACAAATTAAATTAAATAATCAAAATTCCTTAATAACAAAGAAAAAAATGAAAACAACAACAAAGAAAGCAGCAAAGACAGAAAAGTTCGTATTTATGGACAAGACAGCAAACATTTTAAACGTAGGATTCTCTACATGTAAGAATGTTGTATTGTATGGTCCAGGTGGACATGGTAAATCAGAAATGACATTAGATTTCTTACAATCTAAAGGAATCAATCCTTACATCATTACAATGGGTACAGGTATGACAACAGACAGATTGTTTGGTGGTCTAGATATTCCTACATTTGAGACAACAGGTAAGATAGAATATCTTGTTGAGAATAGTTTCATGAACCATGAGTATGTGGTGTTCGAAGAGCTATTTGATGCACCAGATTTCATCTTAGAGCAATTGAAAGATATATTATCTAGTGGTGTATTTAGAAATGGTACACAGATATTTCCTATCAACACTAAGTTCATCATCTGTTGTACTAACAGAACTCGTGATGAATTCTCTAAGAATATGTCATTAAAGGCATTGATGGAAAGATTTCCTCTTGAGTTGAATGTTATCTGGGATAACTACACAGAGATCAGCTACAACAGATTACTTGAGAGTAAGTTTGGTGTAGATAATGTGGATCCAGTGATTCCTTATCTATTACAAGAGTATGCTAAGAATGGTGTAACCATTTCACCTCGTGTGGCTGTTACAGCATATCAAGTGTATGATCAATGTGGTCCTGAATCATTAGGATTCATTGCAGAGTTTGCTAAGAAACCATCATTGATTGCTGAGGTGATCAAGAAGTTTGAGGCCACTATTAAGTTCAGAGACTTATCTGCAGCTATAACTTATAGCATTGAGACACTAAATCACTTACCATTGGTAACAAGAGAAGATGAGAAGATGTACAAGGATGCAATTGGTGATCTTACTAAACAATTAGCAGATATTAAAGGATTAACAGTGGGTGATGATATTGCACATGTGCATTCACAACTTGTTAAAGCTGCTACAGCAGCTAAAGATAAGTTTGCTAAGAACCTACAAATAGCTGCATTCATCTAATGACACAGAAAAGTTTATGGGATGATGATTACTATGGTGATTATTATACCCCAACCTATACTCCTAAGAAGAGTACAGGAGGTTGGAAGAGCAAATATGGTGGTGGTGGTTGGTCTAGAAATAGCTGGTCAACATACTCATTTGTTGTAGACTATGAAGATGATGACAGTAATTTGTTTGTTAAAGATCCAATCAACTACATCACACCAACATCTAAAGAGATCAAGAAGAAACTTAGATATGTTAAGAAGCAAGAGAGTATTGATATGATCAAAGAACTAGCACGTGTGTGTTATTTCAAGATGATTGAAGAACCTGATTACTTAGCTGATAAATTTAAGGATTTTGATACACTGAGTGATCAAGACAAAAATCAATATAGTAACAAGAAAGACTTATTTGATTCTATCTATGGTCAGTATATCCCTGGATTCACACCTCTTGAACAAGCTGTTGCTATATATTTACAGCTTCAGAACAAGAATGAAGATGAGGATGGTGGTGATAGAAATGATGATGATGATCCAGACATGAGTAAATCATTAGAATTTGATAGAAGCTTGTACACTGATCCTAACATCAATGAACAATTAGAACTAAATGAACTTAGTAAAGATAAAAAGATGGAGATTATGAACCATCTATCTCTTGTAGGTAAGTTTGGTAATGAGTTCAAGGTGGAGAAAGAGATATCTGAGAAGATAGTGGCTAACTCTGATCAGTATTCTAAGATGATCATGAGAGATTATGCTCAAATGCACATGATGGACCTATATCAGAAGATGTTTCCTAACTTCAGAACTAAGTTCTTAACTAAAGATTTGACAGTAAATGTCCCAGTTGATAGAAAAGAACAGATTCAGAAGATCATCATTATATTAGATTTCTCTGGAAGTATGCATGAAGAACAGAAACAGATCTGGGTGAATGCTATATTAATAGACAGGTTCAAATATGTGATGAGAGGTGAAGCTGAAGTGTTCTTTAGTTACTTTGTACATGATCCAGGACAGTTACACTTCCAACATATCACCAATAAAGAAGAGGTGATAAAATTTTGGCAAACATTTTCTAATGAGCCTAATGGTGGTGGAACAGAAGTTGCTGATATGGTTGAGTACATTGCTGGTGAAATATCAACAGGAAAACTATGTAACCTACAAGTTGATCTTTCACAAGAGAAACCAGAAATCTTAATCATTAATGATGGACAAGACCCTATTGATACAGAAGCATTTCCTTATAAGGTGAATGCTGTATCATTGATGGAATTCAATGATGAATTGAGAGACTTATGTCTTGCTACAGGTGGTAAACAGATTAAGGTGACTTATGAAGAGAAGATCTATAGCTACACAGAAGGTGTAGGAGAGCAAGAGATTAAAATATAATTGTTGGTTTGTTTGTTTTATTTATCCCTGTAGATTATATTTGCAGGGATATTTATGTTTCATATCAGTGTAGTCAGTTTAAAACTCACTAGAGTGATACAAAAGATAAAATAGCTAAGCTGTGTAAAGCACCAGATCTGATAAACTGTGTGAAGCTATAGGTTAAACATTGAATACCTGATAGTGTGCATAACTTGTACCTCGAGAAACTATCGAAGATACTATCAGTAATGGTAGATGTGTTGTTCCCTTGAGAAAGGAATGAGAGATTAGGCGGTAATGTGCAAGCCACAACACAAATGAGTTCTCAGCAAGTAGTTAATGAAGAGTCCGACTGACTGATAATGGCTCATCTAGAAATAGATGGTAAGTGGTTTGAATCCACAATTTAACTACGTGACCCTAATCATTAAGTAAGCAGCGAGGGCTAACTTGCAAGGCTATAATGATGGGTGCTAAAATTGGGGGTGACTGGATTTGACAGGTTACCAATAGTTAGTACAATCAGCCAGAGAGATAACTGTAAACTAAGGTGAATTTATTAAATGGCAAAAACAATTCTCGTGTAGTGGCTCTAGGAGCAAACGCACAAATCGAAGCTAACATGAACAAAGTATTCTCTCTATTGGGAGAAGAAGTTGCTGTAGCAGCCTAAATTACCAAGATTTCTCTATTAGATTAAATAGAGTGGTGGAAACGTTAAGCTAAGCTTGACCCTATAAGCTGTATAAATTGTATTAATGAAAGTGATTTGGACGTGGGTTCGAAACCCACCACCTCCACAGCAGTTACTTGAAGCAAATAGCACAGTAACAGACATTGGATAGTTTGCACATCACGAATGTTAAGTCCTATCCACGCAGAGATAGGAGTTGAGTACTTTATGGTTTGAGTTTTACTAGTGCCAACCTCAACAATAAGGCTATCAGAAATGGTAGCCTTTTTTTATTTGTATTTTTTTAATCCTTAATAATAAATAACATGAAAACAATCACAATGAAACCAACTGAGTTTTATCAGTTCAGACAATTAGCATTCGCAATGAGTATAGCGTTTGCATGTACAATAGCACAAGGTGTGTATATTGTAGAGGCCAATATAGACCAACTTCAACAGTTGGGTTATTAAGGAGGGGAATTCAAGGGCTCTGTAGTGGAGCCCTTATTTCTTATGTTTAATTTAAAAAGAAATAAGATTATGGAATTTTGGAAAATATGGTTGATAGCAATGCCTTTATGGGTTATTGCATTTAAGTTACACGACATTTTACAACAATTTAAAAACAAATAAGATTATGAACAAATTCATATGTAGTGAGTGTGGTACAAAATACAGCTCACCAGAAACAACACCACCTCCAGGAATTAAATGGAGTGATGGACATGTGTGTACACCTAAACCTGTAAACAAATAGAATATGAAACCAATACATAAACTAAATAATGGTAGAGGTGCTACATTGTGTCATACTTGTAGTGTAATAATAACTACAGGGCTAACAAAAGATTTGTATTGTGAGAAGTGTAAACTAAAATTAGAAGATAATGAACAGAAAAGAAAGACTTAAATTTCACAAACTAGCTTTATTGACTAATCTATTAGTAATAGAATTAGATGATATTAACCCTACAGCTGAGGTGGGTGCAAACTTACATCAGAAGACAAAAGAATTTATAGAAGCACTAGAACCATTTTTAGAGGTGGTGTATGATAGCAAACAAATATGTTCTGGAACATATCTATCAGACATGACTAACAAGATTGATACAGTGATAAGAAAGAATTACGAACAAATACTAGACTAACATGAGTAAAGAAATAGAATTAGGAATTACTGTTGGAGGAACTTATCTAACAGTGAGTGGTACATATCATCCAGAAGAACCAAGAGAAATGTATGATGGTAACATGGAAGGATATCCAGGAAGTTATGCTGAGTTTGAATTAACATCAGTACAAGTAGATGGCAATGAGATCATTGATTTAATTAGTGATGCCATATATGATGAAATTATAGAGAAAGTAATAGAAAATCAACAAAACTAGAAATTATGAAAATAGTAAATGGAAAATGGCAGGACCAACATGGTGATCCTATAACAGTATTTAGTTATGATAAAGTGAAAGAGATTGGAAGTAATCTTGTAAACTTATATGGTGAAGACATCACCTACAGTAGAATCAATTTGATCTCGACTATCAAACAATTGACACCTAAACAAGAAGAAGATCTTGTATATGTATTGAGTCAAGAGGGTGCAATATCTAAACTGGCAGGCTATTAACAATGTCTGATGTGACTCTACTAAGAACGTTGACTAGGAAGTCAACTCTTAAGTTTGGTAAGTATTATGATCTTACAGTGCAGAATGTATTAGATTCTCAGAACATGAAGGGTAGATCATTATTAAAATTTTATTATTTTAATAGTAGCAAGATATCATTTGTTGATGAGTTGCTTGATAAACTTAACATTCCTCCTGAGCTTAGAATAACTAAGCCAGGGAATGTTACACCTGATGAATGGAAATTGATAAATCATAATCTACATGGAATAGAACTAGACAAATATCACGCTCTTCCTGAAGTGGAAAGAAAAAGAGTATCAGGACTAGACAAGAAAGAAAGAAATCAAGTTAGTGCACATAACAACATCATACTTGATAAATATGATAAAGGTGTATATTCAAAAGAATCATTAATGCGTAAAAATCACAATCACAAATAACATGGCAACACTAAAAAAAGAAATACAAGATGTATTAGATAACACCAGCGATGTGTTATACAGAGAAGAAATCTACATCAATGGTACACATGAATATGATTACCACAAACTAGAAGCTACAAAAGAAGCTACAGTTCATACACTATATTATAGTGATGACTTTGAATGGGCTGATCATATTAGAAAGACTGTAGCTATGCAACTAGTAGATACAGGTAGTGGTGTAGAAATCATTGGTGTTAACTCAAAGAAAGAGATCAACTATCTAGAGGCTGAACAGCTTCATATATTGTTGAGACTATCTAGTGTACATTCAGTGTATAAAATTGCTGAACCATCAACTAAAAGAGATTTCTAATGTGGTATCCAGCAGAAATATCATTATCAAGCTACCTTCCTACAGAATTAGAGGAGGGTATGCTTTTCATCAACAGAATATCTGTTGGTGTTATAGAACCATATATTGAACTATGGGAGCTTGAAGAGGTTCCTGAGGACATGGATGAGTTCATGAGCAAGAATGGTGCACCTGTAGAATTGGTTATCATTGATGATGAAGGAGGAATACTTGCTTCACATGATGAAATAGGTTGGTGGGATGAAGGCGTTGATTCTGATGAGTACAGAAATATTACACTAGATGATATCAATTATCTATTAAGAGAACTTGATGGGTATGTTGATATTCAAGTGGATGAATATGGTGTAGTATTGATAGAAGATACAGTGGTTTTATCACTTGCATCAGAAGATGATGAAGATTGGGATGTAACATTAAACGATGGACTAGAAGAATTATGATATCAGAGAAAAGATTTAAAGACGAGAGACTAATTGCATACAGTGCAATAGATAAGATTAAGAGTAAAGCTATTACAATTAAATCTGATGATCCTAAACACAAGAATGGAGTTATGTATAAGATATCTAAAACTACGTATGAAGATATACTTAACAATGAATTTAATAAAAAATGTGCTAAGCACATGAACAGAGAGTCAATTAGAGTATTTATAGAAACCAAATTAAAAAAGTTATGAAACATTACACACCTAAGCAGATCAATGAGATCAAGCAACAAATCAGAACTGGTAAACCAGCTATCATCATTGCAGATGATTTAGCTAAAACGTGGGGAAGACCTGCTACAGCTATTTACCACAAAGCTATTCAACTAGCTAAACAGACACGAAAAATCAAGAATGACTATGTTGGTCCAAAAAAGAGAGTTCGTGTTAAACAAGTTAAGAAAGAACCAGGTACAATCATTCCTCCACATTTATGGGATATGACTGATGAAGAAGAAGTTGTTTATGTAAAACAGGATGTTATTGTTGGTAAAGAGCCTGAAGAAGAATTCATTCCAGAACCTGTTAAGTATGAGCAAGAAACTGCTGAAATATGTATTGAGGTGCCTACAGGTAACATATCATTCATTGGTACACCGAGTAGAGTGGTGATATATTCTGATCACGTTAGATATTATTATAATAACTAAAATCATTAGAATTATATAACATTTTTCATTATCTTTGCAAGCTATGAAATTTATAAATTATTTAGTAAGATGGATATCAAATAATCTCGCTATTCCTTTTTGGATGGTGGGACATATCCATCTTACTACTAATATCTATGAAGACATAACTGAAATCATTGCATCATTTGGAATGAACATTATTGTAGCAATAGGTTTCTGGTTAGACTGGAAAGATCACAAAAAAACAACAAGAAATTAAAAACAAATAAGATTATGGGAACAAGAGCAACTTCTATTAACTGCTACAATGAAATTAAAGCAGAAGGGTTATTGTCAAAATTAAGATTAAGAACATTAAATGCTATGCTTTATTCTTCGCCTTGTACTGCTGGAGAACTACAAAGCTACATTGACCAAAATCAAATTCAAGTCAAACACTCTTGGAAATTACTATCTCAATTAAGAGATTTAGGAGTAGTGTACGAAAAAAACGAGAGAAAATGTAATGTTACTGGTAGAGTTGTTATAGAATGGGATTTAACAGATAAATTACCAATTAAACCAACAACACCTTCCAACACAAAAAAACAAAGGGTTGAAGATACTTTAAATGCTTTACGTTCATTATGTAAAAAAGCATCAGTAACCAAAGAGGAATGGCAAGTGGTAGATAATTTAATTAAAAAAATATAAATCAATTTTTAAATTAAAATAAGATTACATGAACAATAAAGACGTAATTATTTATGACATAGAAACCATGCAAGAACTATTCTTAGTTGTATGTATGGTGCCTGGTAAAGTTCCTAAGAGCTTTCAAGTGTCTAAATGGAAGAATCAATTAGATGCTTTCGTTAGATACACAGAAGCTAACAACGATGTTTATTGGGTAGGATATAATAATCTACGCTTTGACAGTCAAGTTGTTGAATGGATCTTAAGAAATCATGACAATTGGCATGAACTAACTAACTTAGAGATATGTGCACGTATAGCACAGAAAGCTGCAGATGTTATACATGATGCTAACTATGATGTATTCCCAGAATACAGAGAGCATGAACTATCTCTTAAACAACTAGATCTGTTTAAGATACACCATTATGATAATAAAAATCGTATGGTGAGTCTGAAGAGATTAGAGTTTGAGATGGATCTAGAGAACATTGAAGAGATGCCTATACACCATACTAAGGTTGATATGACAAAAGAAGAGGTTGAAATGACCATTGACTATTGTTATAATGATGTGGATGCAACTTATGAATTCTATAAGATAACCCTAGGTGATACAGATCACCCACTGTACAAAGGAAACAACCAAGTAGAGCTAAGACAAGATATTGAAGCTGAGTTTGGTATTCCATGTATGAACTATTCAGATAGTAAGATAGGGGATGAAATGATCAAGAAGTACTATTGTTCTGAGAAAGGAATTCAATACAAAGAACTTCCTAGAAAAGG